TACGGGCGGGTCAATTAGCAATGTAACGATCAACAATTCCACCATTGGGCTTACAGTTCCAGCAGCGGGTAAATTCACCGATTTCACGGCCTTAAATGGTGTCAAAGGGGGTACGTTTTGAACGACCTTGATTTGCCTAGCCATGTCTCACGGGAACAGGTAGAACGCCTCCAAGCGGAAATGGCAACTATGCCACAGGCAGAATTGGTGACAGAACACCAGTTTAGCCCTGGGATGTATATGCGAAAGCTGTACCGCCCTGCTGGGACGCTGATTGTGGGCAAAGTTCATAAAGAACCCCACTTCTTTTTATGTGCTAAAGGCGAGATAATCGCATGGACAGAAAGCGGCATGAAGCGCCTCCAGGCGGGGGATGTGATCGAATCCAAGCCTGGGACAAAGCGGGTGACTCTGGCTGTGACTGATGCCATCGGCATTACGATTCACAGAACTGATAAAACCGATCTTGACGAGATTGAAGCCGAATTGATTGAGCCAGACCCATCAGCGTTGTTTGATGCTAGGAACAACCTAAAAATAACTGTTGATGAAAATAGGGGATTGATATGACTTGGATTGTTTCAGCAATTGGGCCAACTGGCACTGCTCTTTTGGGCGCTGGATTACTTGGTGCTTATGGAAGTAGCCAACAAGCTGGCGCGGCTACATCTGCCGCTAATCAGCAATACCAAGCCACCCAGGATGCCGCCCGTCAACAGCGGGAAATGTTTGACATTCTGAACAAACAGCAAGAGCCTTACCGCCAAGCTGGTTATGGCGCTTTGTCGCAAATCAGCACAATGTTGCCTGATTTCACCAAGATGCCAGAGGCATACAGGGATTTCACTGCTGCTGATCTTAAAACAAACCTTGCCCCAAACTATCAATTTATGCTTGGGCAGGGGCTTGGTGCAACCCGACAGGGGTTGAATGTGGGCGGCGGTGGGTCTAATGTTGAGCGAGGCGGAATTAAATTTGCCGAGGATTACGCAAGCAATGCCTATCAAAACGCCCTGCAAAACTATATGTCGCAAAAAGCCCAAGGGTTTAACCAGCAGCAAACTGGCCTTGGAAACGTTTACAACCGATTGGCAGGAATTGCGGGTATTGGACAAACCGCCACAGGCCAAACGTCTGCATTAGGGCAAAGCACCGCTGGCAACATTGGTCAATTGGGCGTTGGTGGCGCATCTGCCATCGGCGCTGGTCAGATCGGGTCTGCAAACGCTATGGCGGGGGGATTGCAAGGGGTTGGCAACGCAATATCTTTGGCTGGCTTATTAAGACCACAAACACCTGCTGCGCCAACTGGATATGGAACACAAATTCCAACGTCTTATACATCAAATATTGGATAAGGCAAAAAATGGCAACTTTTAATGTCCCAATGCTTGGCACAGAAATTAAGCCTGTGCCCCAGACTTCCCTTGCCGATATGCTTGGCATTGCAAGGGGGGCGCAAGCCTATCAGCAAGCCGAACAGATCAACCCGCTGGCGCTACAACAACAGCAACAAGCCGCCCGAACAGGACAAATTGCTTTGTCTGTTGAAGAACAAAAAGACTTAGAGCGCAAAAATCTTCAATATTTGATTGGCAAAGAACCACAAAAGTTAATGACAAATGGTGTTTATGACCCACCAAAAGCTATATCTGAAATTTTAAAAATAGCGCCATTGACAGGTATGGCACAGCTTAAAGACATAGCGGGTTCGTTTGGCGCACAGGAAGGTTTCAAGACCGCTGAAACGGGCACTCAATCCGCACAAATGGATTTTGCCAATAAACAAGTGCTTGGCGTTGCTAGTCGTTTGACTGGGCTAATTAACAACCCATTGATCATTGCGGCAGAGCAAAACCCTAACGAAATAGACAAAGACAAACTGACAGCAAGGGTCAAAAAGTACGCTGAAGAACAAGCGGTTGCCTTGGGTATCCCTAAAGAAAAAGCAGATCAATTGATTGGCCCATATCTTGAGCAAGCCGCAACCAACCCAGCGGGATTGCGTCAATTCTTAAAAGATAAATTATTGGCAACCCTTGACCAAGGTTCAAGATTGACCGCAATGCAACCAACTGGAATTGGTGTAAACACAGGCGCTGGTGGCGCTACTGTGCAAACAGGTTTGTTTGGTCAACAACCGCCTGGAACGGCATTGCCTGGAACTACATTTGAAACACAACTGCCGCCAACAACTGAAATTGTTAATCCAATCACGGGTGCAAAAAAATTGATTGGCCCAATGTCAATGCGGCCCAAAGAAGACTTAACCACAGGTCTTGGCCCTGCACAAACCAGTTTGCTTGGCGCAAGCGGAACAAACATTTCAGAAGATTTCAAAACCACTATGGCAGATGCCGCACAAGCGCCAACACGCATTGCCACATTACAAGGCATTAAGAAACTTGCGCCAGAAGCATTTGTCGGCGTTGGTGGCGCACGAAAAGAATTGGCAGCGGGTATTGCTGGCGCTGTTGGGTGGAACATATATGATGCCGAAAAAACTGCTACTGATGAATTGGCAAAAAATACCAATTTGTTAACTTTGGCGGGTGGCAATACAGATGCGGCTAGGGCAATTGCTGAAGCCGCCAATCCTAATAAAAAGATGACTGTACAAGCCTTGAAAGATGTTACCGATCAATTAATTGGCATGGAAAAAATGAAATTGGCAAGGGCAAATTTCTTATCGCCTGTTCAAAATGATGCGGCACAATTTACGCAAAGACAGCAACAATTCAACACTCTTGCAGATTACAGGCTATTTCAAGACATGACACCAGAGAACGTTGCAAAACTTAAAGCATCTATGTCGCCAACACAACAAGCTGAAATGAGTGCCAAAATTAGGCAAGCCAAACAGTTGGGGATAATTCCATAATGGCAACACTCGCTGAACTTTGGGATGCGCCAGCAGACACATCCTCTACTCGCATACCCCCTAATGTGCAAGCACAGCGAGATCAGGGGGCGTTGGCTATTCAGCAAGCTGAATTAAGAAAAGCACAAGCAGATTTAGCCAAAGCAACTGACCCGATGCAAAAATTGCGGTTAGAAGCAGACATTGCTGGATTGACCAGGGAAATATCCCGTGCGCCAGCAAACAAAGGCGCGACTATGGCTGCACCTGTTGCACCAGCCGACCAAGCTATGGCGCAACCATCCGCAGAACCAACGGCGCAGGGCACAACCTTGGCTGATCTTTGGGAATCTACGCCAGCTTACAAAAAGCCAGAGTCCAAAAAAACTGCCACATTTGCTGGCACAAGGGGCGACACAGGCATATCTGGTGATGTGAGTTTGCGCCAGCTAAAAGAAAAATTTTTAGGCAAGTCACAACCTGTCAATCCAGAAGATTACAAGAACCTAGAAAAAACACTTAGACCTGGAGATCAATCAGCAGATTTGCGGCCTTTGTATGAAGTGCCAAGGGCTATTGCACAGAATCTAGCGGCAACAGTTGCTGGAGGATATGCTGGTTTAAAAGCTGGTTCTTTTGAACAAGCAAATGCAATACAAAAAGAAATCCAAGACAAATACGGGTATGAGCCTAGTTCGCCCATATCCAAAAAAGTTCTTGAATTGTTGAATTTGCCTGTGGAATATATTGTTCAACCAGTTGGCAAATTTGCTGGTGACATAGCCCAATCTGTCACAGGTTCGCCTATGGTTGGCGGTATTATTGCTGGCGCTGTGGAAACCGCACCCATGTTGTTGGGTTTGCGTAGAAGTCCACCAGTGGCAAAACCAGCAGGAACGATTGAAAATGTTTCACTTTTGGAACGGCAAAAAGCGGCAATGTCTGACCCCAATTTGCCGCCATCAGTACGGGCGGCAGTAGCAGAAAAAACCGCCAAGGGTGAGGTAATGACACCCGAGCAAATCCAAGCGCTACAAGCCCAATTTGAGGCCAGCAAAGGGCAGATTAAACCCACATCACCATTAACACCAGCGGTAGGGGCAACGGCGGCGGCGGTCACTGGGGCGCAACCATTGAAAAGCGTGGGGGCGGCGGCTGTGCCTGATGCCACAACCATCAAGCAAGCGTTAACGGCGGCAAGCCCAGAACTTCAAAAAGCAATTTCTTCAATTCCTGTTGACAAAGTTAATATCCCAACATTGATGCGCCATATTGAAGCTGATTCTTTGGGAATTCGTTTGACAGAAGGCCAAGCAACTAGCGACATTATTAAAATTTCACAAGAACAAAACCGCAGGGGTAAAGACCCAGAATTAGCGCGGCGGTTTAATGAGCAAAACGGGCAATTGATTGAAGCCATAAATAATATTCGACAAAATGCCGCCCCTGATGTGTATGGCACTAAAACCATTGAGAACAGTCAGGCCATCATTGATCGATACAAAACGATGGATGAGGCTAGTAATGTGGGCATTCGGGATGCGTATAAAAAATTAGAACAAGCTAACGGCGGCAAATTCCCTGTGGATGGGGTTGCCCTTGCCAACAATGCAGAGGCGCTTTTAGGTAAAAAACTTAAATCAGAGTTTTTGCCATCGTCCATCAAATCGCAGTTGGACAGGTTTAAAGCTGGCGAACCCATGACCTTTGAACAGTTTGAGGCCATGAGGACAAACATTGCTGCTGAAATTCGCAAGGCCGAGCGTAGTGGGGATGGCAATGCAGAAATGGCATTAAGTCTTGTGCGTCAAACATTAGAGGATTTGCCTTTAGAAAAAGGCGCTGCTGGCGCTTTGAAGCCCATAGCAGACCAAGCTAGATCACTTGCCAAACAGCGTTTCAAAATGCTTGAAAAAGACCCTGCTTACAAAGCGGCGGTTAACGACACGGTGGCGGCTGATAAGTACATTGACAAGTTTGTGATCAATGGCGTTAACAAAAACATCCGCACAATGGTTGATCACCTTGGGCGCAATTCTGAGGCCCACCAGCATATGGCGGCTGGCACAACCAACTGGCTAAAAGACAAAGCTGGCATCGTTGATGAAACAGGTAATTTTAGTCAGGCAGCTTACAACAGGGCTTTGAAGAAACTGGATGATGTCAACAACTTGCAAGAAATCTACACGCCAGAGGCAGCGGGTCAGTTAAAAACTTTGGGTAATGTGGCCCGATACACACAATTTCAGCCTCGCGGTGCGTTTGTGAACAATTCCAACACCTTGGTCGGCGCTATGGCAGACAAGGCCGCTTATTTGATGGAACATGGCGCAAACATTGTCGGTGGTGGCAAGTTTGGCATTCCAGTTGGTTCAATTGTGCGGGGCAAAGTGCAAGAATTTAAAGCAGGAAAAGAAACTGAAAAATCATTAGAACTTGGCGCTGGCACTAAGCAAACAGGCAAAAACAAACTTGAAGATTTGAACAAGTGATGGCAGACATTGACCTAGTTAAATACGGCGTTCTTTGGCAAAAGGTCGAGGACTACGAGCGCCGATTTGATGACATGGACAAAAAGATGACCAAGATGGAAGGCCAGCTAGAACAACTGGTTGCCCTTGCCAATCAGGGTCGAGGGGGGTTCTGGGCTGGCATGGCGCTGGTGTCTGCGCTATCAAGTGCCATTGGGTATGTCTCGCATTGGATAGGCAAATCAAATTGACCCCATCACAGCGTTTGCCCTTTGCAAATCAGCCTATGAAGGAATTAAAGGTTGTGTCGCTGTCTATCAGGACTTAAAAAAAACTGGTAACGACCTAACCAAAATCACCAGCGAGGTCGGTGGGGCGCTGTCAAACTTCTTTAAGGGCCAAGCCGAACTGGAATCTGGGCATGAAAAAGCAGAGGTTCAACGGGAAGAAAACAAACGCAAAGGAATCAAGGACGATCTAGCCACCCAAGCCATTGATAACGTCATGTATTTGCGCCAGACTAAGCAGTTCTATGCCGATCTTGAGAGAATGGTGCGATGGGATATGGGGCAACCTGACCTATGGCATGAAATCGTTGATGAATATCAGCGGTTACTTGATCAAAAGGCAGAGGACAATGCAAGGGAACTGCACAAAAAACGGGTGGCAGAATGGCGGCGACAAAGGTTAAAAAATCAGATACTGGACAGGCTTTTGGAAACGGCGGCGGTGGCTTTCGTGGTCGCCTACCTGATTTCCCTAATGTGGTTGATAAGCCTACACCATCGGGGCCAACTGGATACCTACTTGTCTTGATTTTGTTTGCGCTAGTTTTTGTGCTGATCATTCCCTTAGTGGGGTTGATGTATGTTGACACAATGGTTGTGAAGCGAGAGGCCAAAGCCCAGATGGAGAAAACCGAAAAACTTCAAAAGCAAATTGAAGCTGAAAGGAAAAAAGATGGAAACCCTACTAAACCTCCTTAAGAATGCAGCGCCAGGACTAGCAACAATTGTTGCTGGGCCATTGGGCGGTATGGCGGTGTCTGCCATAGCGAGCAAGCTGGGCGTTTCTGATACTGTTGCCGCTGTAACACAAGCCTTGCAAGCAGACCCAGAGGCGGCGTTAAAGCTGGCAGAGATTGACTTAAAGCAATTTCAGCTTGAAAACGATGACCGCGCCAGCGCCCGTCATATGCAAGAAGTGGCACTTCAGCAAGAATCTTGGTTTGCCAAAAACTTTCTATATTTGTTTACCGCCACTTGGTCAATTTTTGCAATGGTGTTTTTTGCAATGGCATCGTTTTATTCCATACCAGAGGCCAATACCCGAATTGTTGACACCATCATTGGTGTGCTGATTGGTACAGTTTTGACTGGATTCTTTAACTTCTTTTTTGGTTCATCTAAGGGAAGCAAAGATAAAACCGATGCGCTTGTAAAAGGTTTGAAATGAACCTATCAACCCATTTCACTTTGGAAGAATTGACGATCACAGATCATCGGGAACTGGAGAACACACCAAATGAAACTGAACTTGCAAACCTTAAAAGATTGGCTGAATTCCTTGAAACAGTCAAAACTGTACTTGGCGGCAAACCGATCATGGTTAACTCTGCGTTCCGCAGTAAAGCGGTTAACGATGCGGTAGGGTCTAAAGACACAAGCCAACACCGAATCGGTTGTGCTGCCGATATTCGTGTACCTGGGCTAACCCCTGATGAAGTGGTCAAGACCATCATTGCCTCTGGAATTGGCTACGATCAAGTTATTCGAGAGTTTGACCGCTGGACACACATATCTATCCCCAATGCTGGCGCACCCCGCAAACAGGCTTTAATCATTGATAAAGCAGGGACACGCGTTTATTCTTCCATCCAGAGCAGTATCTGAACGAATAGCCAACCCACCACAATGGAGATGGCGGCGCCCAGGCACAGGATTAAAAACAATCCGATCACATAACCCCCCGCATTTCCCAACCTGCTAGAAAGTAACTCCATCGACCTTGCATGGCAGGGTTGGCATATCTGCCTTTGACCATCTTTAAATCATCTTCTGTGTAGCCTTTGCCCGTCATTAGGGCAATAAACACTTGTCTAGCTTTCATGTGTTCTTTTCCTTGAGTTTGGCTTCAATCATGAATGCAAATTCCTGTGGCCCCATTCGTTTGTGAAACGTGTCGTGTATCTCTTGCACTTCTTTCTGAGTCAGCCCTACCCATGTGCGCTGTGCCAATGCTTTCTCTGCTATTAGTTTGGCAAAGGCCACAATTTCTGGCTGAACTTCTTTGTGCGTGAACAAGCCAGCCTGTTTAGCCATCTCAATGATTTCATCTTGTGTGATGTTTTCCTTGTTTTCAACATTTTCAGCATACCTAAGAATTTGGTGTTTGCGTGACCCCTGCAAGCCCCAATAACCTTGTTTGCGACTGAGTTCTTCAAATGCTTCATCTTCTTCATTCATATCAACTCCCGTTGCACAGGTACAAAACGCCATTCACGTTCTGCCCTGCCTGACTTTGATTTTGTGACTTGCCCAGTTAATTCCACCAAGCCAATCTTGGCTAACTCAGGCAAGCGTCTAGCCACTTGATTGCCATCCAACCCAGTCAACTCAGCAATGCCATCTTTGCCCCTTGCGCCAAAACGCTGGAGACAATTTACGATCAGCAAGCCGTGCTTGTTAGCCAATTCTTTGGCTGAATCCGCTGCTTGGAATGAGGTCAGCGGGTCAGAATTTCTTGCCCTTGGAAATGTAAGCATGATTAAAACGGGAGATCGTCATCGTTATCCGCTGGCAAACCCTTGGGTTCGTAGGGGCGCGGGTCGTTCAAATATGCCCACCCATCCCACCCGTTTTCTTTGAGTGGGATTACATCCAGTTTGAGCATTTCGCCATTGCGAGTGTCAATGATTGAACCAATGCGCTGATAACGGTTCTTTTGCTGGCCTTCTTTGTTGGTGTACTGACCCACAATTGCGGTAATTTCTTTTTTGACTTTGGACATTATTTGCTTTCAATGATTGCGTTTAATTTTTGAACTTGGGATTCCACCTCAACAAGAAACTTTGCAATTTCTTCTTCAAGATGTGCAATATATTCGTCATCACGGTCAACCCGTCTGACAAACATTTGCGCTTTTGCTGGCATTCGTGGGTCAAACGCCACATAGTCGCACCACTTGCGACCTGTGCAAGCAAGCTGAAACTGCATCTGGATAAAGTATTTTCCAGGCACTTTTTGGGATAGCAGCGTTTCAATCATGGTGGCGGTATTGGGACACTTGATCTCCACAAGGCCATCGTCCCCAACAAGCCCATCAGGGGACGCACCAGCCCACTCAATCGTGGGATGACGCACAAACCCCACTTCTTCAACCATTACGCCCTGTGCGGCCTCATAAGCCGCCCGTGCAAATGGTTCTTGATCTGTACCCCACTGCATGGCGGCGTTGGTGTAGGACTCTGCCTTGGTCTGGGTCAGGCGTTCCACCACCAACTGAGCCATGTAATTGTCCCGAGTGGCGCTGTAACCCGTCTTAGTTTTGCCAACCAAATCTGCGACTCTGCTGGCGGTGACCTTGCCAAGACGGGCGGCAAACCATTCTTCTGTGCGTTGTTCAATTTCCATTTCGTGCCTCCATCATTTCGTCTGCCATAGCAGAAGCGGCAACCGCCGTGTCATTGAAATCCATATCAGAGCGCCAATCCGAATCAGACAAAAGTGCTTGCATGGCAAAGATGGCAATAAAGTCTTTGAGGGTTATTTCCTCAAGACCAATTTCTTTCTTTTTTCTCATGCTTTTTCCTTTGCTTTGGTGATGCGGTCTGCCTTGGCTTTAATGACCTTGGCAATCCAAGTTTGGTCGCCTTTACAAGCGTCATACGCTGCTTTGTAGGCGGTTTGCAACTCCTCCTTGTTGGCGCTGGCATCAATGGCGGCGATGTGGTCTGCCATCATTCCCGCGTCAATCTGTGGTGCTTCTGTGCGGCGTGAGCCAGCGTTGCCATCATCATCTTCTGGGGCAAGGCCCGTGGCGGCAAGCAAGCTGTAACGTCTTGCGTAGGTCAAGGCACTGCCATAGCCCTGGGGGTCTTGTTTGGCGGCTGGTACATGAAGCAACCCGCATTCCATTACTTCCCCAGATTCGTGGACAAAGATTGTCTCAACCATTACGCCAGTTGGACAGTCATAGGTGCGTTGCATCAAGCCTATGCCGTTGTCGTTTAAAGCCCCAATGACGGCCTCAATGCAATTGGAGAGGTCAGCGTACTTGCTACGAAAATGCGGGTTTGTAGAGGTCTTTAAAGCTGGCCCAAATGCCTTCTGTGCTTTGACAAAGGCGGCGGCTATTTGTTTTCCGATTGGTGTTTCCATAATGTTTCCTTAATAAGCGTATTTAGGGCCGCAAGTGACTTCCACCACAGTCTCGACTGTGTAGCCATTGATCTTGCGTTTGGCGTACAGGGGGATGGCGCGGAGGCCAGAAGATTCGCACTGGCGCACAGCGTCAATGACTTCATTTCTGCCCATCGGTTGCACTTGTTTGTCCACAATCAAATCCTGATTGGGTGCTTGTGGGGTTGACCCTGGCAGACTTGAACAACCAGCCGTGACCCAGGCCATCCAGCACAAAAGTGAGTAGGTGATCATCTTCATTCCGATTCCTTTGCAATCAATTTCATTTCCAGTTCTTTGATGTATTCCTGGGCAATCTCTGTGGTTTGGATGTAGCCCCGCAAATGAGACTCAAGCAAGCCAACGTGATAGGCCAAACGATTCTGTGCTGGTTCGCCAGCGTATTGCTTGTCAGCAATGAATTTGATGTTGTCAATAAGTTCGTCTGCGTTCATGCTGTGTACTCCAGTGCTTGCAGTTTGCTGATGCGGTCATTGATTTCGGTGACTGTCTTTGTGAAATCTGCCATTACTTTTTGTTTTTGCTTTTCCAGCGCGGCAATTTGTTGGGCGCGTGGGTCGTAGCTGTCGGGGATTTCAATCTCAATTTCTTGAGGCCCAACATAAGTGCATACATCGGTGTCATCAATTTGGAAGGAATAAACATGGAAATTACCTTTGTTTTCCCACTTATATTTTTGGTAGTAAATGTGGACTGTGGTTTTGATTTTCATGTCAAGGTCTCCAAATAAAAACGTCAAGGGCAAGCACAATCAAGGCAACCAAGGCCAAAACCCTGATGATCTTTTCTGCGGTGGAAAGCTGGGCAACGTGGATTTCAATGGCTGCGCCGTATTCCAAGGTGTTGTGGAATGCTTCATTCATCGTGCGTGGGTGTTTCATCTTCATTCTCTGGTTGATCGTCGGGGTTGTAGTCTGATTGGCGGGTGAGGATTTGTCCCCACCGCCATTCTTCATAATCTTCTGTGTACATGGTGGGGCTTACTTTTAATTAACTGTATTTTTTAATAAATGCTTTGAGTTTGCGGACTTCGCCCTGCGCCCACTTTTGTTGCACAGGGCCGTTTTCACCTTGCAAATCCTCATAGTTCCAATGAGGGTTGTTTCCATCCAAAAACATTTCAAGAACATGCTTGGCCTCAACCAAAATTTCTTGGTCGGTGTATTGATCAATTTCCTTTTTGTCGTCAGCGGAAATGTTTTCCAAGTCGTTTTTTAATTCGTCAATTGCTAAAGCTGATTTGATGATTGCTCTCATTTGGTTTCCTTAAAAGACCCCGAGAAGTTCAGGGCATGGGTGAATGTTAAGCCAGCTAAACAAAGATTGCAAGCCCAACGACAATTATTTTCTAGGTGCTTTCCCTTATGTTGCTTTTTTACAAAGTATAGTAAACTAAACAAATGGAAAAACAACAAGCTATCAAATTGGCAGGGTCACAGAGTGAGCTCGCTAGGATTTTGGGCATCAGCCGAGGGGCGGTTTCTCAATGGAAAGCAATCCCCCAAGGTCGAATCTGGCAGTTAAAAAATTTGCGTCCTAAGTGGTTCAAATGAAACAAGTAAGTTGGTTTTGGAGTCGATGCGCTTTGCACTATGAAAAGAATGTGTGGTCGCAGCGTTACGATGAACAAACGGGCAAGACTCATTACGTCAATGTTGGCGTAATGTGTATGGATGATTTTGGTGATTTGTTTCTAATAGCCAAAGTGGAATAGAATTGTTTGAAACACGGCTAGGTGGGGAGTAGCTACCCCACCGAAAAGAGAACTCCCCTCCTGCCGAGGTTTCTTTTCTGGGAGATTTGCGGAGATGCTTTATGCATTACTACCAACACCACATTGGTGATTTCATTAAAGACACTTCATTTTTGACGAATGAAGAAGTTGGAATTTATCTTAAGTTGTTGTGGATTTATTACGACACCGAACAGGCATTGCCCAATTCTTTGTTTGAACTTTCAATGAAGGTCAACGCCCGTGACCAGCAAGAGGTTTTGAGTGGCATTTTGGATATGTTTTTTACTTTGGAAAACAACGAATGGCATCACAGACGTTGCGACAAAGAAATTGATCATTACCACTTGCAAATTGAAACCGCATCTAAGGCAGGAAAAGCATCGGCACTTAAACGAGCGTTGAACAAAGAATCAACGGTCGTTGAACAGGCGTTAAACGGGCGTTCAACAGACGTTCAACCAACCAATAACCATGAACCAATAACCAATAACCATATTAAAGAATCTAAAGATTCTTTGTCGGCAGGATTGCCGACTTGCCCCCATCAGGACATTCTGAATCTTTACAAAAAGCATTTGCCACAGCTTGCCCAGCCACGGGTGTGGGATGGGGTTAGGCAGACCAACCTACGGCAAAGGTGGTTGCAAGCCGCCAAACCGTCTGTATTCAGCCCACAGGGGTATTCAAGCCAAGCTGATGGGTTGGCATGGTGGGATTCTTTTTTTGCCTACATTGCCAACGACACCAAGCTGGCGCAGGGGTTTGAAACCAAGGACAGGACATGGCGACCTGATCTGGTTTGGATAGTAAACGCAACCAATTTCGCCAAGATAATTGATGGAAAGTACCAAAAATGAACTTTGTAAAACCAGACACCAAAAAAGACCCGTTAGATGATGTTCAGCGTTTGATGTGCGGTGTGCCAGGATGCCCAAAACGCTGGTCGGTTCACATGGAGGGTATGCGCCCAATGTGTTCCGAACACCAATGGTCTGACAGAAAGCCAGCCACACGGCGGGACATAGCCGCCCTATTGCCCAGCACCAAGCCTGTGAAACATTGGATGGATGATGAGGAGGTATTTTGATGCGGTACTTGTCTGTTTGTTCTGGCATTGAGGCGGCAACAGTTGCATGGCATCCATTGGGTTGGAAAGCCGCCGCTTATTCAGAGATCGAAAAATTTCCATCTCAGGTTCTGGCGCACCACTATCCAAATGTGCCTAATGTGGGCGATATGACCAAATTTAAGGAGTGGACAAATGTCTCAAATGTTGATGTTCTCGTCGGAGGAACTCCCTGCCAATCATTCAGTGTCGCCGGACTCCGAAAAGGATTGGATGACCCACGTGGCAACCTCATGCTTACCTATCTTGCCATTGCTACAAAGTTTAGGCCCAAATGGTTGGTTTGGGAGAACGTCCCCGGCGTGTTATCCAGTAACGGAGGACTCGACTTTGCCTCATTACTTCGAGGGATGGGCGAATGCGGGTATGGGTTCGCATACCGAATTCTTGACGCTCAGTATTTCGGAGTGGCCCAACGACGCAAGCGTGTGTTTGTTGTCGGATGTCTTGGAGACTGGCGAGCTGCCGCAGCGGTTCTTTTTGAGCGCCATAGCTTGTGCGGGTATCCTGCGCCGAGCCGAGAAAAGAGGAAAAGTATTGCCGAAAGCATTGGAGATGGCGCTGAAGTCGGTAACTTGATTGGATTGCAGGATTGCAAACGTTTTGATTCTGAAATAAGTGGAACTATTGTTACCCGTGAAGGTGGCGTTTCTGACACTTCACATATGCTGATGCAACCAATTCCAATTGATTCAATGAACCACATTGGCAGAGGCGATAAGCACAGCATGGGTGACTTTGTGCCTGGCGCCCCTTGTTATACGCTAACCAAGGGGCATAGCCATGCGGTGGCACAACCAATGGCATACACATTTTCAGGCGGTTCTAATCGTGGACTTCATGTCAATAAAGTTCAAGTGGCGACTTGTTTAGACACTCACAATGCAGTTGGAGAATTTAGAGAACAGTCGCAAAATGCTCAGACTTTAGTAGCCCAACCAATGGCATTTGATTTGGCTCAGATCACAAGTGCAACAAACCGTTCACGAGTTGATCCAGAGTTGCCGGCTGGAACTATTCTTAAGAGAAGTGATATGCACATTGCATCATCAATGGCAGTTCGCCGCCTCCTACCTGTTGAATGTGAACGTCTCCAAGGCTTCCCTGATAACTACATCAACATCAAAGACAAGTGTCCAGATGGGCCAAGGTACAAGGCTTTGGGTAACTCAATGGCAGTGCCTGTGATGGCATGGATTGGCAAAAGAATTCAAGAAGTGGAGAATTTATGAATTACTTTGACGCACACAAACTTTTGGACAGGGTAAAAGATGGACAAACCATCAGCCGAACCGCGATTGACTATGCGCTTTTCCTTACAGGAGATGCGCCAGAGCGAGGCCAAAGAATGGATTTTGAGATACAACCAGAAGATCAAAGAACTGGGCAAGGCCAAAGCATCAGCATGGTGGCAGACCACGATTGCAGACATTTCCAGGCGCAGGGGTGAACCCGCTGCCGATGACCTACGAAGGAGAATGAATGAGATACGCCGCCAGGGTTGACCAAAACCAAGACCAGATTGTTAGCGCCCTGCGAGCCGCTGGCGCTTATGTCTGGGTCATTGGCTTACCAGTTGACCTTTTGGTGGGATACAAGGGGCACACCTTTCTGGTCGAGGTCAAAAATGGCCCCAAAAGGCGTTTAACGGCCCTTCAAGCTGATTTTTTTGAAAGTTGGCGCGGAGGTACATTGGCAAGGATTGATGGCCCTGACGGGGCTTTACGCATGATTGGAGTTTTGAAGTGAAAAATGAAAAATACACTTTTGGTTGGTCAGACCCCAGAGGAACTTATGGAACACCCAAGGTTAAATGGGAACCCATAAGCTACAACCACAAATACGATTGGGGGCTATATTTGGCTTATGTAGGGGTAGCTACTGGCGTGTCAATGACTATTGCACCTATGGCATGGGTTCAATTTTTTACATGGTTATTTTCATGAAACCAGAAGAAGCGGCGCAAGCCATAAGAGACAAAGCCCCAGCTTATGGCAACGCCAAAGCCCAGCGGGTTTATCTCGAGGAATTCCGCAAGTCTAAAAAAGCCCTTTTGATGAAAGATGCTTTGCAAATGGGCTATGAGGCGGCAAACGCGCAGGAAAGGGAAGCGTATGCAGACCCTGAATATCACACCTTGCTGAAAGGGCTGGCGGCGGCAATAGCCCAAGAGGAAACCCTGCGCTGGGAAATTGAGGCGGCAAGGCTAGACATTGAGATATTCAGAACCAGAGAAGCCACTAATCGACTGCAAGACAGGGCGCACCAATGAAGTGTCCAGAATGCGGAACATGGACAATTGTCAAAGAATCCAGAATATCCACAGGCAACACCCGAAGAAGGCGGCTAGAGTGTGCAAATATGCACAGGTTTTCCACATTGGAGACAATAGTTGATCGCAAAACATTCATACGTCAGGTCAAAAAAGCTGCTGAAACTGGTGGCAAGCCTTGACTGCCAAGCCTGTGGGTCTGGCGATATGGTGCAAGCGGCACACACAAACTGGGGCGGCGGCAAGGGCCGAGGGGTCAAAGCTGATGACAATTTAGTCGCTGCGCTGTGCTTGGGGTGTCATTACGAAATTGACCAAGGCAAGGATTTAAACCGCCAGGAACGCCAGGAAATGTGGCTACACGCCCACCGCAGGACAATTGATGCCCTGCGGGACTGCTGGCCTATTGACATTCCACTTCCAGATGCGAAAATCTAGGCTTGAAGCTGAATGGTTTATGTGGTTGCCGCCGAAAGGTTTGCGCCATCTCTGGTAATTCCTCCTCCAGCTTCCAACACGCATGGGGATTGGGGTGAACTCGAGAAGCACCCAACTTCAACAGTTCCCAGCCGTGTTGGTAGCAGTTGCCAGCATTTGGGGGTTCGCCCCCTTTTTTTGATATAGTTACCGCATGAAAAACGAAGAAGTTGCCGAATTTGTCGCCACGCTGTTTCATGCGGGAACAATCACGCACTTCCAGCATTTGCAAACGACTGAGTACAGTACCCATAAAGCATTGGGCAAGTTTTACCCCAAGATCGTAGACCTTGCCGACAGTTTGGCAGAGAGTTACCAAGGGCGCTACGACATCAGGATGAAGAAGTTTCCTGATGAACTGCACCAGCCCAAAGAAACACCGCATGAATATCTGACCCAGCTAAAAGGGTTTGTGCAAGAAGCGCGAGAAGAAATCCCCCAAGACTCAGAATTGCAAAACATCGTTGATGAAATTGCTGATCTGATCAATTCAACCCTGTATCTTTTAACTCTGAAATGAGGAAATCATGGCAAATATGATGAAAAACGAACCCAAAGGCTATGGCGCACAAATGTCCATGAAGGGCAACCCTGCCGCCGATATGAAGTCTGGCGAACAGGGCAGCGCTAAAAAGGGCATTCCCAACGCCATGAGCAACAAAATGCCCGCTGGCAATGAATGCACTGGCGGCAAATCTAGCGGTGTTTGCTACACTCACGACCGCAAGTGCTATCAGGATTAAAAGCGTAAGCCCCACCGTGATTGAGACGGCAGGGCTTACTGACCAAACAAAAAAGGAGGTTTTGAATGGCTGAGATGGATTCTAATTGCGGGAATTGTAAATATTTCCGCGCACAGCAAATCATGGGCATCTGTCGGTTAAACCCGCAACAGGTGAACAAGCACGAAAAAGATTGGTGCGGTCAGCATCTGATCGTTGAAACACGGGAGGTCGATTTAGTCGGCCTTCCTGTGTACGACATAACGACCGATCAAATCACGCCCCCAAAGCGCAAATACGAGAGGAAAGTAAATGCTAAAGCCTCTGCGTGATCGAGTGGTGGTGCGCCCCCAAGTGCGGCATATTTCCGACATCATCTATATTGACAACAAAGAACCCTTTAACGAGGGTACGATTGTGGCAATTGGTTCAGATGTTGAGGATGTGCAAGTTGGTGACTTCATCAAGTATGGGAATGGCGACTATCTGAAATGGCCCACCCATAAAATTGATGGTCAAGATTATCAAATCATTCAAGAAGCGGACATTTGCGCCGTAGTGGAGGATTAAATGGCAAAACCTGGGCTTTATGCCAACATTCACGCTAAACAAGAGCGCATTGAGCGCGAAAAGGCGGCGGGTAAGCCTGTTGAACGCATGAGAACGCCAGGGACAAAGGGTGCGCCCACTGCCCAGGCATTCAAAGAATCCGCTAAAACCGCCAAAAAGAAATAATCATGGCAAAGCATGACAAGCCCATTCCCCACAAGACCACGGGCAAGGGGAAAACTTACAACCCCACCGAAAAAGGTGCGGGAATGACCGCCAAGGGTCGTGCTGAATACAACGCCAAGAACGGCAGTAATTTAAAGCCACCAGCCCCAAATCCCAAGACCAAGGCAGATGCTGGGCGTAAGGCCAGTTTTTGCGCTAGGATGGAGGGGGTAGTTAAAAACGCCAAAGGCCCAGCGGAACGGGCTAAAGCATCCCTCAAAAACTGGAACTGTTAAGGAATCATCATGTCTAACTCAATTGCAACTGGCGTGGCTTACGCCGACCCAGAATTCATCACTTGTTACGCAACCCAAGAAATTGGCTATTCAACCGCTGCCCAAGGTGCTGTCACTCAGTTGACCAGCAAATCCACAGGCGTGACGCTGAACGCCAGTGCTGGTCGCATCACGATGAACAACGCGGCATTGGCTGGCGCTACTGCTGTGTCATTTATTCTGACCAACAGTTTAATTTCCATTAATGACACGATCATTGTGTGCATTTCTAGCAACACCACGGGCACTACTGCTGGTGCATATACCACTTATGTTTCGTACTTGGCTGCTGGGTCTGCTTTGATCACATTGCGTAACTTGACCGCATCGACTTCATACAGTGAAGCCGTGATCATTAACTTTGCCATCATTCACGGTCAATCTTGAACGTAGAAGCAATAAGCAAGCGTCTGGAAGAACTCCAGGCGCAAGCAAAGCAACAAGAGGCAGTCTTGATTCAGCTTTCGGGCGCAATTCAAGACTGTCATTATTGGCTGGGTGAGTTATCCAAGGAGAAGGCAAATGCCGCTGATAGCATCAATGACCCCCAAGGCGCTTAAAGCCAACATTAAGGCAGAAATTGAAGCTGGTAAGCCACCCAAAAAGGCGGTGGCTATCGGCTATTCAGTACAGCGTCAAGCCATGAAAGATGCGGGAAAAAAAGCCCCATCAAAAAAGAAAAAGTAATTTAATCACAAAGACTTACAGGTTAAATCAATGGCTGCACCACAAGGAAACCAGAACGCCGCAAAGGGCAGACTGTTCTACGACAAGTTGCGCCTTGTTTTGACCACTGAGCCGCACCGACTTAGGGGGATTGCCGAGCAGTTGGTAAGGCAAGCCGAGGAAGGCGAACCTTGGGCGATTAAAGAGATCATCGACAGGATGGATGGCAAGGCGATACAGGCAACGACCATTGAGAATGCTGATGGAACGCCATTGCTGGGCGGTATTCAAGTCACATTCATCAAGCCCGAATGAGTGACGTTACTGACGCAATTTCAAGGGCAGAGTTCCCTGTAAAGCTGCAAGGGCTGTTTCAGAAGTCCCGTTATAAAGTCCTGTTTGGTGGGCGCGGCGGGGCAAAGTCTTGGGGAATTTCCAGGGCATTGCTTATCTTGGGGGCAAAGAACCCCATCCGCATCCTGTGCGCTCGAGAGTTCCAGACCAGCATTAGGGATTCGGTGCATAAGCTGCTGTGCGACCAGATTGAAAGCCTTGGACTGCTGGGGTTCTACGAGATCACCCAGGCCAGCATTAGGGGGCGCAACGGCACAGAATTTAGCTTTGTGGGCCTTAAAAACAACGTCAGCAACATCAAATCCTATGAAGGCGTTGATATTTGCTGGGTGGAAGAAGCCCAGACCACTAGCCGTTTATCGTGGAATATCCTGATTCCAACCATCCGCAAGGGCGGGTCAGAGATATGGATTTCGTTCAATCCTGAGTTGGAAACAGACGAGACTTACCAGCGGTTTGTGGCAAACCCCCCAGAGGACTGTATCACCATGCGGGTGAATTGGAGTGACAACCCTTGGTTTCCCGAAACCCTGCGTTTGGAAAAAGACTCGCTAAAGCAAAGGGACGAAGAAGCATACAACCAAGTTTGGGAAGGTTTGTGCCGCCAAACCGTGGACGGGGCTATCTTTGCCAAGGAAATGCAAGCCGCCGAGAAGGATGGGCGAATCACCAAAGTGCCCTACGATGCAACCAAACCCGTTCATGCGGTGTTCGACCTGGGTTGGTCAGATAGCACCGCCATCTGGTTCTTGCAGTTTGTGGGCATGGAAACAAGGCTAATCCGATACATTGAGGACAGCCAGAAAACCATCAGTTATTACCTTGCCACGATGCAGACTTATGGTTATGTCTACGATACCATTTGGTTGCCCCATGACGCTGAATCCAAGACCTTGGCAGCGGCGGGGCGGTCAATTGATGACATTGTGAGGGCGGCAGGGTACAAGACCAACATTTTGCCCAGAGTGCCGATTCTAGACTCCATCAACGCCGCCAGGACGATATTTCCTACCTGTTACTTTGACCGCGAACACACCACTGATGGTTTGGCTTGCTTGAGACATTACAGGTACGAGGTTGACCCAGACACGGGGCAATTCAGCAGAAACCCGTTGCATGACCATTATTCCCACGGGGCAGACGCATTCCGCTACATTGCGCTCATGATTAAAGAACCACCCAAACGCAAGAAGCAAATGGTTGCTACGGCGGGTTCATGGATGGGCTAGACCGCCCTCAAATTCAATAGGATAATTACCCAAAGGGGTTTATATGGCTTACCAAGACGAAGATAACGCAAAAGACAAGATTTCAGAGGCGATCAAGTTCTGGCGCTTGGTCAATGATTCGGACTCCACAAACCGAGCCGAGGCGCTAAACGACATTAAATTTGCCGCTGGCGACCAATGGCCCGTTGAGATTCAGAACTCGCGCAATTTGGAAAGCCGCCCTTGTCTGACAATCAACAAGATCGATGCGTATATCCGACAAGTGACCAACCAGCAGCGCCAACAGCGCCCACGCATCAAAGTTCACCCCGTCAATAATCTTGCCGATTACAAAATTGCCCAGGTTATTGAGGGCATCACCCGCCACATTGAGGTCAATTCCAGCGCCGACACCGCCTATGACACCGCATTTGACTATGCCGTCAGGATGGGCTGGGGTTACTGGCGCATAAATTACAAATATGTAAGGGAAGATTCTTTCGATCAAGAAATTTACATTGATGCCATCGACAATCCTTTCACCGTCTATTTCGACCCTAATAGCATCAGGCCCGATGGTTCAGATGCCGAACGTTGTTTGATCACGACCGTCTTAGACAAAAAGATATTTAGGGAAATGTACCCAGGTGCTGATGATGGGGCTAACTTTCAGCAAAGAAGCACAGGGGATGACACCGCCGCTTGGGTGACCAAAGAGGACATTCGGATTGCCGAATACTTCTGGATTGAACGCGAAAGGGCCAAGCTGTATTTGCTCAGTGACGGTACAGCATCATTTGGGGACAGCGCTGGATTCTTTGCGCGTGTTGAGGCCGCAGGATTGACTGTGGTTGACGAGCGCGAATCCTTCCGCAAGGCCGTTAAATGGGCCAAGATGACCGCCTTGGAAGTGCTAGAGGAAAAGACTTGGGCGGGGAAATATATCCCCGTTGTGCCTTGCTATGGGGCGCAAGTCATTGTGGATGACAAGCGCAAGAAATACGGGCTGGTTCGGTTTGCCAAAGACCCCCAACGTATGTATAACTTCTGGCGCACCAGCATGACCGAGAGCATTGCCCTTGCACCTAAAGCCAAATGGGTGATGGCAGAAGGTCAAGACGAGGGCCATGAAAACGAATGGGCAATGGCTAACATCAAGTCAATGCCTGTCCTGCGATACAAACAGAAAGACATTGAAGGTGTGCCAGCGCCAGCACCCCAACGATTGCAACCCGAGCCACCACCATCAGGGATTATGGAAGCAGCAGGGGCAATTTCTGCTGATTTGCAAATGGTGCTGGGTGTTCTTGACCCCAACCAATTGCCGAGCGGGAATATCTCAGGCAAGGCACTGGCGGGGCAACAGAATCAGGTTGATCTGTCTAACTTCCACTTTTACGACAATATGACCCGTTCCATTGCACAAACTGGGCGCATCATTCTTGATCTAATTCCCAAGATTTACGACACCCAACGGGTGATGCGGATTATTGGTTCGGATGGTCAACCTGATATGACCACGATCAACGAGGCCAACGAAATTGGCGAAGTTTTGAACGATGTGACTGTGGGCGAATACGATGTGGTAATGGACACAGGGCCAGGATTCCAAACCAAGCGCCAACAAGCGGTTGAATCCATGATGCCTTTGCTCACGGGCAACGCCGAATTGTTTAATATTGCAGGGGATTTGGTATTCAGAAACATGGACTTCCCTGGCGCGGATGTAATCGCTGACCGCCTTGCCGCCATGAATCCGATGGCAAACATTGATGAAAAATCCGATATACCGCCCGAAGCCCAGATGCGTTTGGCACAGTCTGAGCAGATGATTCAGCAATTGCAACAACAATTGCAAGCGGCTGGCCTCGAGATCAACAATAGGGCGCAAGTGGCCCAGATTAAAGAAGAAGGCGCAACCAAGCGCAAGCTGATGGATGTGACAGCACGGGCGCACAACACCGAAACAATGGCAGAGGTTCGAGTAAATGACCAAAACACTCGCAGCATCACCAGCCAGAATAAGACTGAAATTGATGCCCTGGTCAAAATCCTGTTGGCAAGAATGTCACCTAATCAATTGATGGGCGAAATTGAGCGATTAAACGCTGAACAAGGCCAATATGCCCAGTTTGCCGCCCAAGATATTAGCCAGGGTGCTAGTCCCTTTATTCAAGGAATGCCACAGTAATTGACATTGACATGATTTCGGGTAATATCGCCCCAAACCTTACCAGTTGGGTCAACTGGGTAAATTCTTGGAGTAATCCATGTCCGAAGTGCAAGAAGCACCAAAAGTCGCCAGTAGTGTGGTGACAAGTGAAAATTTAGCTGAGTTCAACGCCAAGAAGATGGGTTTAGCTGACAAAGCGCCTGTTGAGGCTGTGGTTGAGAAAACTCCCACAGAGCCGACAGAAACGCAAAGCCAGAGTGAGCCGCTTGGAGAAGATGAAGCGACAGCGACAGAGGAAAGAAAACGCAATCCAAAGCTGGAATTGAGGTTTGAAAAGATAACCAAGCAACGCGAAGAAGCAAGGCAAGAAGCCAAGCGGGAACGGGAAGCGCGGGAATCTTTAGAGGCCAAAGTTAGGGAATTGGAAGGTCGGGCAAAGCCGCAAGCAGAAACCCAACCAACTGGTGAACCCAAGCCAGAGAATTTCAGCGATATGTATGAATACGCCAAAGCGTTGACAGATTATCGGGTTGAACAAAGGTTAGGCGAGGAAAAGCAGAAGGACGCACAGGCTAAACAGCAAGCCGAACGGGAAAAGGTCATTAGTGCCTGGACTGATCGGGTTAAAGCTGCCAAGTCTGAGATGCCTGATTTTGACGATATGGTTGGTTCTGCTGACGTTGTTGTGAGCAACGAGGTGCGGGACGCAATCTTTGAATCAGATGTAGGGCCGCGCATTCTTTATCATCTTGCTGAAAATCCCGAGTTTGCAGAGAAACTCTCAGGCATGACAGTGGCATCGGCTTTGAGAAGCATTGGAAAGCTAGAGGCACAGTTTGAAAAGACTGAGCCAACATCTAAGACTGTTGTTGGGAAAAGTAAAGCGCCAGCGCCGATTAACCCAATCAGATCGGCGGCAAACGGCAGAGATGTACCCCTTACCAGCGATGGTAAATTTGAAGGTACGTTTCAAGCCTACAAAGCCGCACGACTTGCTGGGCGAATCCGCTGACAATCAATCATTCTTTTGAAAGTAATGCAAAATGAGTAATAATCTTTTGACTATTTCAATGATCACCAATGAAGCATTGATGGTCTTGGAAAACGA